ATATGCAAGAGGAACAACTATTACTCCTCAAGACCTTGATGACGAAGAGTTTTCACTTACAATTGACAAAGCTAATTACTTTGCATTTAAAGTGGATGACATTGAAGAAGCTCATTCTCATATTAACTTTCAACAGTTAGCATCAGATAGAGCAGCTTATAGACTAGCTGACCAATTTGACCAAGATGTACTTGGTTATATGTCAGGTTATAAGCAATCAGCTATACACGGTACACCTGATACAGCTAACACTACTACTAATGGTACTGTTGCTGTTTCAACTGCAGGTTCTGACGAACTCTTATCATCAATGAAACTTGATGCAGGAGACTTTGGTGGAACTGCGGGTCAGGCTGTGGCTATCTTACCAAGAACAGGTGGAGCAGCTTCTGCAGCTCCTGCTGTTGGAGATAGAAACCCATTAACTGTTATAGCTAGAATGTCAAGACTATTAGACCAACAAAATGTTGACACTAATGGTAGATGGTTAGTATTAGACCCTGTATTCATAGAAGTACTAAAGGATGAAGATTCAAGATTATTTGATGCAGACTTTGGTGGAACTGGACTACAGAATGGTTTAATCCTAAACAACCTACATGGTTTCAAGGTTTATCAGTCAAACAATTTACCAGCAATCGGAACTGGACCATCTAATACAGGTGCAAACAGTGCTACTGACTTTGGTATAATTGTTGCTGGTCATTCTTCATCAGTAGCTACTGCCGAGCAAATCAACAAGACAGAGACTTATAGAGACCCTGATTCTTTTGCTGATATTGTTCGTGGTATGCATTTGTACGGTAGAAAGATACTTCGCCCAGAAGCAATCGCTACTTGTGCTTATCACTTAGCATAAGGGAGGACTGAAACATGGCTGCTGGAACAATTTCCACATTAGTCTCTTCTGTAAGAGGTTCTTCTGCAAGAGGTAGACAACCATATTTCGTTGAGAATACAATTGACATTGCCGCTGCAGTAGCAGCAAAAGGTAGTGCACTTGAAGCTAACGAAATAATTCAGGCAATTACCGTACCTGCAAACACTATGATTTTAACTGCTGGTTTTGAAGTAACAACCACAGTTGATGCTGCTGCCGATGGCAATACAGCTAATCTTGGTGTAACAGGTGTTGATGTAACTCGCTTTGTCTCTGCTTTTGACATTGATGATGATGCATCTCCTGCTGGTACATATGCAACTCAAGCAGATGGTTCTGCACCTATTATCATAGGCTCAACTGCTGACACTATAGACTTTGAATTACAAGCTACTACTACAGCACCAACAACTGGAGCAATCCGTGTGTTCGCTGTATTAATGGACATTGATGGTCTAGGTGACATGGGAGCTAATGAAGTAGACAGAGACACTTTAGCTTAAATCATATATAAGGGAGCAGGGCAACTTGCTCTCTTATTTTACTTAGGAATTATTATGGCAGAGAACTACCTAACATTAACAAATAAAGTCATAGCAAGGTTGAATGAGGTTGCATTAACTTCAGCAACCTTTTCTAGTGCTAGGGGTATACAAGTTCAATGCCAAAACGCTGTAAATGAATCAATTAGATTTATTAATCAGCGAGAGTTTAATTATCCATTTAATCATGCAACTGCTTCTCAAACTTTAACAGCAGGTGTGGTTAGATATACGTTACCTGCATCTACTAAAACAGTAGACTATAATACATTTAGAATTGTAAAGAACAGTACATTAGGTAATGGTGGATATAGACTACACATACTTGACTACAACGACTATGTAAACAGAGTTGTCAATCAAGAAGATGAAATAGAAACAACAACAACAAGTACATCTCACACAGATAGTGATACAACTATAACTGTAGTAAGCACTACAGGCTTTGATAGTGCAGGTACAATAGTCATAGGTAATGAAAACATTACATACACAGGCACAACAAGTACAACATTTACAGGATGCACTAGAGGTGCAGGTGGTACTACAGCAGCTTCAATAGATAGTGGTACTACAGTTGCACAGTTTGACAGAGGTAGTGTTCCTGAATACGTTGTAAGAACACCTGATAATAACTATTTATTATATCCATATCCAAATAAATCATATGTAATAAAGTTTGACTATTACACATATCCAACTGATTTATCAGCTTTTGATGACACAACAACTATACCTGATAGGTTTGCACCTGTAATTATAGATGGTGCTACAGCATTTGTATATCAGTATAGAGGTGAAACACAACAGTATCAGCTTAACATGCAAAGATTTGAACAAGGCATAAAGAATATGCAAACACTATTAGTGAATAAGTTTTCATATTTGCGTTCAACATATATACCAAGAACAGGAGTGTATAACTCAGGTAGTGTAGATATTAGGGCATTATAATGGCAGACCAATCTCAAACAGTGCCTTCAGCATTTACTTGTGAAGGTGGTTTAGTATTAAATAAATCTACGTTTATGATGCAACCGGGTGAAGCCTTAGAGCTAGAAAACTTTGAACCTGATATAACAGGTGGCTATAGAAGAATAAATGGCTACTCTAAATATGTGGATGCAGTTGTACCACAAACAGCATCATCTACTGAAAAGGTACTTATGGTTGCTACATTTGGTAGCAAAGTAATAGCAGCTAGAGGTACTAGCATTTATAGTGCAGACCCGGGTGGTTCATCTTGGACTAGTATAGATAGTGGTAGAACAAGTGCAGGTAAGTATAGGTTTGAGAGATACAACTTTGATGCTACAGACAAATTAATAGTTGTTGATGGAACTAATGCTCCTACTATATTTAATACATCCCTAACAGCTACAGATGTTTCAGATTCCTCTGTAGCAGGTGCTGAATATGTAGTTGCTTTTAGTGACCACATGTTTTATTCAGGCATGTCAAGTACACCACAGGAAATAATTTTTAGCACACCTTTTGACGAAGATAATTTTACAGTTGCCGCAGGTTCAGGTTCAATTTCTGTTGATGATAAAATCACAGGAATGAAAGTTTTTAGAGATAGTTTATTTATTTTTTGTGAAAACAAAATATTTAAATTGACAGGTTCTTCTATAGCTGACTTTGTGGTATCAGATGTGACAAGAGATATAGGTTGTATAAATGGTGACACAATTCAAGAATTTGCAGGTGACCTTATATTCCTTGGTCCTGATGGATTACGTACAGTTGCAGGTACAGCAAAGATAGGTGACGTAGAATTAGGAACTATAAGCTCTAATGTGCAGTCTATATTCAATGAAAATATATCTAGTGCAACAGAATTTGACAGTATAGTTATACCTGACAAGACACAGTACAGAATATTCTTTACAAAAAGTGGTACTGTAGATAATCAAACTAAAGGTATTATATGTTCTCTTAGAGGACAAAGATTTGAGTTTGCAGAACTTAGAGGTATAAAACCTGCAAGTACTGACCACTTTGTAGATGATGGAGATGTAATAGTTTTACATGGTGGATATGAAGATGGTTATGTCTATAGGCAAGAAGTAGGTAATACATTTGATGGTACTAATATAGCAGGTAAATATAGAAGCCCTGATTTAACTTTTAATGACCCCGGAATAAGAAAACACATGCAAAGGGTTATTATTAACTACAAACCTGAAGCGGCTATAGATGCTGATTTGTTTTTAAGATATGACTATGAAGATGCTAATGCACCAAGACCTGCAGCATATCCTTTGGATTCAGAAGATGTTGTGGCTATATATGGTACATCAGTTTATGGAGTACCTACATATGGTGGAGCATCACAACCATTAGTTAGACAGGCAGTAGAAGGTTCAGGTTTTGCTGTAGCAGTAAGAGTTAGAGATGGAACAGGAAGTGCACCTTATTCACTTAAAGGTTTTCAGCTAGAATATCAATTAGGAGCAAGAAGATAAATGGGAGCTACATACACTAGACAATCCTCATACACAGACGGAGACATAATCACTGCGGCTCATACCAATGATGAGTTCAATCAGTTATTAGCTGCCTTCGCTGCAAGTACAGGACATACCCATGATGGTACGACTGCTGAAGGTGGTCCTATTACAAAGATGCTTGGTACATCTCTTACACTAGGAGATGGCACAGCAGCAACAGATATTACTGTTACATTTGATGGTGAGACAAATGATGGTGTCCTTAAATGGATGGAAGATGAGGATTATTTTGAGTTCAGTGATGACATACTTATTGCTTCTACAGAGAAGTTACAATTCAGAGACACAGCTATATACATCAATTCAAGTGCCGATGGACAACTTGACATTGTTGCCGACACAGAAGTCCAAATAGCTGCACCAACAATTGACATAAATGGTGATGCAGACGTATCAGGTACACTTACATATGGTAGCTTATCTGATGGCTCTATAACTATTACAGCATTTGTAGATGAAGATGACATGACTTCCGACAGTGCTACTCTTGTACCTACACAGCAATCTGTAAAGGCATATGTGGATGCA